GTGCTCGCGCTCGCTCGGGACCTCGCATGGACGACGCACGCGAACGTCATCGGGCTCCGCTACCTCGAGCGGCGCGACGCTCACGCTCGGCTCCGCGGTGCGCTCGCCGCCTACGACCGAGCTCGGACCTTCGCATGAGTCGCGAGCCGACGCAGCTCGAGCTCCTGTACGCGACCCGCGGTCCGAAGCGCAACGCGGCCGCGGTCGAGCGGACGATCCGCGCGCTCCGCGACGCCGACCGGCTCGAGGCGATCGACGCCGCGTTGATCGCGGCCGCCAGGTCGACCGCTCGCGCGCTCGATCACGCGCCGAACCCGTACGTCGCCGGGACGGTCGCACGCGTGCACCTCGAGGCGATCCGCCAGCTCGCCGGACGACCGGCTCCGGAATCCGATGAGCTCGACGCGTTCCTCGCCTCGCTCCGCTCCGCCCCGGTTCGCGACGCCGCGGAGTCCTGACCGGCCGACGCTCGGAGAGGCGGTCGCGCGGGTCGGGACTGCGCTCGGCTCGCCGCCGCTCCCGTGGCAGCGGCTCGTCCTCGACGTCGCGCTCGAGCTCCTCCCGGACGGACGTCCCGCGTACCGCGAGGTCCGCGTCACGGTCCCGCGTCAGCAGGGCAAGACGGGCTCCTCCTCCCGGTGATGGTGCACCGCGCGCTCCGCGGCGTCGACGACCGCCCGCAGCGGATCCTGTACACCGCGCAGGACCGGAATCACGCTCGCGAGAAGTGGTCGGAGCAGGTCGAGCAGCTCGACCGCTCGCCGTTCCGGAGGATCTACACGGTCCGCCGATCGAACGGCTCGGAACAGATCCGGTGGCGGACCGGGTCGACGCACGGGATCACGGCGTCGGGCGAGAAGAGCGGTCACGGGTTCACGCTCGACCTCGGCGTGATTGACGAGGCGTTCGCGCAGGTCGACGACCGGCTCGTTCAGGCGTTCCGACCGGCGATGCTGACGCGCCCGCTCGCGCAGCTCTGGCTCGCGTCGACGGCTGGCACGGACGAATCCGCGTTCCTCCGCGAGCGGGTCGAGGACGGGCGAGCTCGGGTCGAGGCGGACGAGCGCGCGGGGGTCGCATACTTCGAGTGGAGCGCGCCCGACGACGCCGACCCGGACGACCCGGCGACCTGGCGCGCGGCGATGCCCGCGCTCGGCTCGTTGATCACGCTCGACACGGTCGCCGCCGATCACGCGGCGATGGATTCGGGCGAGTTTGCGCGGGCGTACCTGAACCGATGGGCGCCAGGCGGCGCGCCCGTGTTCAGTCTCGCCGAGTGGGTCGCGTGTCTCGACCCGAGCTCCGGCTCGAGCCAGGCGCCCGCGTTCGGCGTCGACGTCAGTCCGGACCGCTCTCACGCGTCGATCGCCGTCGCCGCGGGTCGGAGCGATGGTCGCGTGCACCTCGAGCTCGTCGACCGCCGAGCCGGGACCGACTGGCTCGTCCCGCGCGTCGCCGAGCTCCTCGAGCGGCACACTCCGCCCGCGCTCGTGCTCGACCCTGGCGGACCGGCTGGCTCGCTCGTCACGGACCTGACGAAGCTCCCGCGCGTCCCGCCGCTCGTGCTCGTGACGGCGCGCCAGTACGCCGCCGCGTGCGGGCTCCTCTTCGACGACGTCGCGACCGGGAGGATCGCGCACCGCGGACAGCCAGCGCTCGACGACGCGGTCGTCGCCGCCAGGCGGAGGAACGTCGGCGACGCGTGGGTGTGGGCGCGGCCGGTCGACGGGGTCGACCCGTCGCCGTTGATCGCGGCGACCCTGGCGCGGTGGGGATGGTCGAGCGCGGTCCGGCTCGACCCGACGATCTATTGACGCTCCCGGACGAGCTCCGCGACCCGGACGAAGGCCGGAATGTCAGCTGAGATTTGCCGGCGATCGGCCAGGTTATCGGGCTCGAGCGGGCGTCGGACCCGTTGACGGGCGGGATTATCGGGCTATGGTGCCGCCGTGCTCGAGGGGTTCGCGGCCGCTTGGCGTCGTGTGTGGGCTCCGCGACCCTCCGAGAGCGACCTCTCGGGGATGATCGCCTACGGCGCGGCGTCGGGCGCCTCGCACGAGCTCGGGCGGGCGGACTACCTGGCGCTCCCGGCCGTGTCGCGGGCGCGCTCGTTGATCGTGTCGCTCGTCGCCGAGCTCGAGCCGGTCGCGTGGCGCGGCGGGTTCCCGATGGAGACTCAACCCGCGATCGTGCTCCGCCCGCAACCCGGTTCGACCCGCGACGCGTTCCTCGGCTCGATCGCGGGCGAGCTCTTCGATCGCTCGAGCGCGTTCGTCTGGCTCCCGGTCACGGGTCGGAACGCGGAGGGCTGGCCGGACACGGCCGTCGTGCTCCCGTTCGACCGTGTGTCGGTCTCGTGGGATGAGTCCGGGCTCTTCCGCCGCTACCGCGACAACGTCCGCGGCGTCGAGCTCATGCCAGGTCGCGACCTCGTGCACGTCGAGCTCCCGGGTCGTCGACCTGGCGAGCTCCTCGTCCCGTCGAAGTTCGACGCGAACGCGGAGGCGCTCGACCGGATCCTCGCCGCCGAGCTCTACGCCGCCGAGTGGTTCAGTACGTCGGCAGTCCCGAGCGTGACGCTCAAGTTCAGCGGCGAGCTCAACGGGACGAAGGCGTCGGACGCGAAGGCGCAGTGGGTCGCGAATCACCTGGCACACTCGCCGGGCGTGATCGGCGCGGGCTGGGACATCATCGAGTCGAGCGGCAACCCGGAGAGCTCGCAGCTCCTCGAGACACGGCGCGCGGGCGTGCTCGAGGTCGCGCGGATCTTCGGCATCGTCCCGGCCGAGCTCCTCCTCGCGCCCGTCGACGGCTCGTCGCTGACGTATCAGAACATCGGCGGGATGCTCGACACGCTCGTTCGCGTGACGGTTCAGCCGGAGTACCTGTCGCCGATCGAGGCGTCGCTCTCGGACCTCGTCCCGTCGACGCAAGCCGTCCGGTTCGACCTCGGCGAGCTCTTCCGACTGGCCGAGGCGGAGCGGGTGACGACAGAGGCGGCCGCGATCGACGCCGGGATCTACACGCTCGAGGAGGTCCGCCGCGGGCGCGGGCTCCCGGTCGAGTCGACGCCGCGAACCCCGGCCGAGCTCGCTCCCGTTCCGCCCGCTCCCGAAGAGGTGACGGTCCGATGACAGAGCTCCTGACGCGCGAGCTCGAGGGCTCGCTCGAGGTTCGATCGGAGGCGGAGCGCATCGTCGACGTCCGGCTTCTCCGGTGGGACACGATCGCGATGACGCCGCAGGGTCGCGAGCGATTCGTCCGCGGCGCGTTCCGCGGGATCGACCCGTCGACCGTGACGATCGAGGCGATCGGACCCCACGGCGCCGAGCCAGGCGTCCGGCTCGCCGGTCGAGCGATCGCGCTCGAGGAGCGGGAGGACGGACCGTACGGCTCGTTCCGCGTCAGCCGAACCCGTGACGGCGACGAGCTCCTCGAGCTCGCGCGGGACGGGGTGTACCGGAGCGTGTCGATCGTGTTCGAACCCGTCGACGGCGGGTCGCGGTTCACACGTGACGGCGTGACAGAGCGGACCCGCGCGAACCTTCGCCGGGTCGGGATCGTCGAGTCAGGCGCCTACACGGGCGCCGAGGTGCTAGGAGTGAGGAGTGCAACCGTGCCAACCGTGACAGAGACCCCGGATCCGACCCCGGATCCGACCCCGGATCCCGAGCCGACGCCGACGCCGCCAGGTGCACGGGTCGAGGTGCTCGCCAGGTCCGCCGCGATCGAGGAGCTCCGCGAGGACCTCGTCGGGCGCATGACGCGGCTCGAGGCGCGCAGCTCGAGCGGGAGTCAGCCAGGCGGACCGCTCGCGCGGTTCCTGACGTTCGGCGACTACCTCGACGCGTCGTACGGCGACCCGGTGCTCGCTCGAGCGCTCGCCGATCAGCTCACGACCGACAACCCCGGCGTCGTCCCGCCGTCGTGGGTCTCGACGATCGCCGGGATCGGGACGTTCAGCCGTCCCGCGGTGACGGCGCTCGGCGGAGCTCGCTCGCTCGGCGCCTCCGGGATGGAGCTCGACTGGCCGTACCTCGACCCCGCGCTCGACCTCGACACGATCGTCGCGGCACAGCTCGCCGAGAAGTCCGAGATTGCCTCCGTCAAGGTGAAGATTCTCAAGGGCTCGAGTCCGATCACCACGGCGGCGGGCGGGAGCGACGTGTCGTACCAGCTCATCCGGCGGAGCTCGCCAAGCTACCGGGAGGCGTACGTCAGGATCCTGACGCTCGCGTACAACCGGTTCACGGAAGCCCGGTTCGAGGCGGCGCTCGAGGCGGGCGCGACCGGCTCCGCGGTCCTGGCGGCCGGAGCGGACGCGAACGCGGTCCGCGCGTTCCTCTTCGAAGCGTCCGCGAAGGTGAACGCGGCGACCGGCTCGCCCGCGACCGTCGACCTCGTCGCCTCCGACGAGTTCGTCCGTGTCGGCGGGCTCCGCGACCTGGCGCCGTCGATGTACGGGACGTCGAACATCAGCGGCACCGCGGACGCGGCGTCGCTCCGGGTGAACGTCAACGGGCTCCCGGTCGTCGAAGCTCCGTTCCTGGCGGCGGGGACGCACCTCGTCACGAACGGCGAGGCGGCGGGGTTCCACGAGGACGGGCCGTTCCCGATCAGCGCCGAGGACGTCGCGAAGCTCGGACAGAACGTCGCCGTGTGGGGGATGTTCGCCGACGCGATCGCGATTCCGGCCGGGATCGTCAAGAACACGCTCGTCGTCGGGACCGCGTCGGCGGGTCGCTCTTCGAAGTGAGGGACTGGACGACGGCGGCGGCGATCCTGACGCGCTCCGGCGCGCCCGCGTCGCCGTCGCCGGACGACCTCGAGTACGCGGAGCTCTGCGCGTCCGCCGTGAACGCGGGGCTCGACAGCGTGCTCGAGGATGCCGTCGTCGACGGGACAGAGCCGGAGCTCCTCTGGCTCGCGAGCATGGCCGGGATCGAGGCGTACAAACGTCGCGAAGCCGTGTTCGGGATCACGGGGTACGTCGACCTGCAGGGCGCCGCGATCCGCGTCGCTCGGGACTACCTCGAGGCGGCTCGGCCGATCCTGAACCGCTACGCGACGCCGGGGCTCGCGTGACGTCGCGCCTCCTCGCCTCCCGAGCGACGATCCTCGCCGCGCTCGAGGCGGGCGGCGTCAACAGCTCGACGTCGGGCAAGTGGAGCGCGCCGTGCGTGCTCGTCGAACCTGGCGACCCGTGGGCGGGCGTCGACCTCTCGCTCGGCCGTCGACGGACCGGCCGGTGGCGCCTGACGGCGATCGCCGGACGGACTGACACTGACGGCGCGATCGAGAAGCTCGCCGAGCTCGTCGACGTGGTCGACGTCGCGCTCCTGGCCGTGCAGGGGCTCGAGCTCCCGACGTGGTCTCGGACGTCCGACACGACGGTCGACGGCGCGGCGTACTCAGCGTGCACGGCGACCGTGCAGCTCATCACTCCGAGACCCGAGGAGGTGCTCCCGTGACGACCCCGTTGTTCATGCGCGATGTGACGCTGACGCTCGAGCTCGCGGCCGGGACCGCGGCGCCGTTCGAATGTGACGCGCACTTGTGCGCGATCGAGTCGAAGGCTGGCGACGTGATCACCTATCAGACGCTCTGCGCTGACGGCTCGTTCAGC